CTGGTCTCATTTAGTACTTGACCCTCTAGGTTAATCCCAGTAGATTTTACTTAGCAAATGGTTTTTATACAAGGAGAAATAATGGATAGCGCGAAATGGAAGTCGATAGCTGTGTCTATTGATATTTACACAATACTTCGTCAGTTAGCTGAGAAGAATGACCGGAGTGTCAGCAAGCAGGTGGCGCATATGGTTAAACAGATCACAGAAAAGGAAGCAGCGTAATGAAAAAACTCTTGGCATTTATTCTAGTCTTTGCCTTCGCTGGCACAGTACAAGCTGGCGTTCGTTGTACAACAGATGCGTGGGGAAATACCACATGCTATGGAACAGGTGACGACTCTGGGTATAGTTCGCGTACGACAACCGATGCATGGGGCAACACGAACACCACTGACAATCGTGGTAATCGTGTGCGTTGCACAACTGATGCATGGGGTAATGTGACTTGTAACTAAAGGAAATAGTGCTGGAATGGGTAACCTCTGAACGCCAGCACTAGGGGATGCATTATTGATCGAAATATGCATCCCCACACTTGGGAATTTAAGGGGTTTATTTCCCTAGTTAGAATATGATACAACCCCGTTCACTGCCGAAGGGCAAAAACTTTGTACGATAAGGAGATGTACGATGAGCGATGTGTTTTCGCTATTTGAAGAAGAGGCTGTCAACGCCGACAAGTTTGACGAAGTGAATAAGGAAGGTGCTAGTAATCTTTCTAACCTGATCCGTAGGTCTATTCAGATCGACGAAGAGATTCAGAATGCTGAACAGTATTTAAAAGATCTCAAGTTCAAGAAAAGAAAAGTGAACGAGGAAGACATACCTATGCTCATGAATGAGATGGGTATGGATAGTGTAAGTGTCGATGGCCACAGGGTCAGCGTCCGTCAGTTCGTTCACGCCCGTATCTCTGATGATAAGCGCGAAGAGGCGTTCGCCTTTCTGCGTTCAATTGGTGAGGCAGACATCATCAAGAACGATGTCACTGTGTCATTCAAAGCAGGTGAGGACAACATGGTAGGTGCTGTCATAGAAGATCTTCGGGGTCAGTATGGCCTTGAACCTTCTCAGAAGACACACGTCCATCCTTCTACTTTGAAGGCGTGGGTAAAGAATCGCGTTGAAAGCGGCAAAGAACTAGACTTCGACACGTTCGGAGTATTTGTAGGCAATGAAGCCAAGATCACAAGGAGTTAGACATGGCTGATACAGCAGTAGTAGAAAAGAAAGAAACACTTCCATCAACATTTATGGCCGACATGGCCGCGTTTGCTGGCGAAGGTATGGATAGCATTGGTACAGAGGACATGCAGATCCCGTTCCTGCGGGTATTGCAAGCCCTGTCGCCGGAGATCCAGAAGAATGACCCTAAGTTTATTAAGGGTGCATCGGCTGGTGACTTGGTCAACACAGTGACAGGTCAGACATGGGACGGTGACGAGGGTGTGATTGTTATCCCTTGCGGCTATGCCGTGAAGTATCTTGAGTTTGGGTTGCGTGAATCCGGCGGTGGGTTCCAAGGTGAACTACCAGCTAACCACCCAGACATTGCCAACACCACCCGTGATGGTGCGGCAGAGATTCTGCCATCAGGAAATGAGTTGGTGCGTTCAGCGCAACATCTTGTCATGATCGTAGATCCAAAGTCTGGTGCTACCCAGCAAGCAATCTGTGACATGAAAAAGACACAGTTGAAAGTGTCTAAGCGTTGGAACACACAGATGCGCATGGTTCAGTATGAAGGTCCTAACGGTTTGTTTAACCCACCTATGTGGGGTACAGCATGGCGTTTGACTGCGGTGACTGAGAGCAATGATCGTGGTACGTGGTATACCTTCGCGGTAACTCGTGTTGAACCAACGGAGATCCCCGGTTCGGCGTTCGAGGCCGCACGTTCTTTCTTCCAGTCATTCACATCCGGCGAGGTAAAGACCCAAGCTGGTACGTCTGATGAGATGCAAAACACAACATCTAGTCAACAGGATACCGACGACATCCCGTTCTAGCCAGTTTGAGGGGCGCGTTTTTTTCGTGCCGATTTTTTCGCGCCCCTCAATCCACCTTTAGGCTAGATGGAGATATCAATGGATCAAGCCACAAGGTTCATGGCGGCGTTTAACGGCTTCGATGGCGCACATGGACAGACACAAATATCAGAAGAACGCAGAGCCGGGAAACAAAAAGCTAAGTCATTCATTGTAAGACAACCTCTTACGATTGAGTTAGTTCAAGGTCACCTTTCGGGAAAGAAGGGTGTTGGTTCTATACCTATTAAAGCAGACAACAAGTGTAGCTTCGGCGCGCTGGACATTGATCTGTACCCACTGGACTTACCTGCTCTTGATCGTAGACTTCAAGACAATAAGGTTCCTGCTGTGGTGTGTCGGTCAAAGTCTGGCGGGGCACACATATTCTTTTTCTTTTCAGAAGATATCAGTGCTGGTGAGTTCAGGGACAAGGCCGGAGAAATATCCGCGTTCCTTGGGCACGGTGGCTGTGAGATATTCCCCAAGCAAGAGCAGATTCTAGTTGAGCGTGGCGATGTAGGTAACTTCATCAACCTGCCTTATTTTGACCAAGATCAGACAATGCGCTACGCCATCAAAGAAGATGGTGAGGAAGCTACGCTCGATGAGTTCCTTCAGATGGTGAGGGATCGAACCTGCACACCAGATGATTTTGTTAGCCTGACACTTGGCAAGAAGATTGATGAGTTTAATGAGTGGCCACCTTGCATGCAGAGTTTATTCTCTGATGGTGTGCCAGAAGGCACACGTAACACAGTAATGTTCGGTGCTTGTGTAGCTTGTAAGAAAGAGCAACCAGAAACTTGGAAGGCTCGTCTCGAAGAAATCAACACTAAACACGTTGACCCACCGCTTCCTGCTGCGGAAGTTGTGACAGTTCAGCAACAGCATGACAAAAAAGATTATGGTTTCCCCTGTCAGCAGGAGCCGTTCAAGTCTCGTTGCAACAGAACACTGTGTAAGACCCGCAAGTATGGCATTGGCGGGGCAAGCGCAAGCGTTGATGTGACTGGCCTGTGCGTTGTGAAGTCGGAGCCGCCAGTGTGGTTCTGTGACGTTGATGGCAAGCGTGTCGAACTGATTACAGAGGAACTACAAACACCGCAGAAGTTTCAGAAAGCTTGTATGGAACAGATCCGCGTCATGCCACCTATGATGAAGATGGCCGACTGGCAGGATCTTGTTTCAATGATGATGGCTGATATGAGTGAGATCGAAGTTCCGGAAGAACTTACGTATAAAGGTCAGTTCTTGGATCTGGTTGAAGACTACTGTGGTGGCAGGGTGCAAGCGGCTAGCATAGAAGAACTGTCATTGGGTAAGCCGTGGACAGAGGATGGTCTGACTTTCTTCCGCATCGAGTCTTTGATTAAATTCCTACGTAATGCAAAGTTTGACACATACAGCAGGGGGCAGATACAGGAACGTCTGAAAGAAATGAACCCTGATGGCAACGCCAGTGGACAGAAAAATTTTAAAGATTCAAAGGGTCAGTGGAAGAACATACGTGTGTGGCACGTCCCTGAATTTAAGGGTCAGGTTGATGTACCTGACGTTCACATAGAAGATAACGAGGTGCCGTTCTAATGGATTATGTGGCATACTTTTTATGTGACACTTGCGGCCACAAATGGAAAACATACTACAGCCGAGTCAAGATGCTAGAGCATGGCGACATTTGCGAAAATTGTATGGATCGTCCAACAAATCAAAAAAACTTTTTGGGCTACGTTGTTGAGCCATATTTCTACGAAAGGGTAGACTAGTATGGAAACACTTATCTTTGGACCACCGGGCACAGGCAAGACGACCAAGCTACTTGGTATAGTTGATGAGGCACTGAGCAATGGCGTTAACCCCAGCCGGATAGGCTTTGTGTCGTTCAGTAAAAAGGCGGCGACAGAGGCCAAAGACAGGGCGGTGGAGAAGTTTGGCATTGACCCCAAGCATCTAACACATTTTAGAACACTGCACTCGCTGGCGTTTCAGTACCTTGGTCTTAATAGCAAGGACGTGTTGAAAGGTTCAGACTACAACGAACTAGAGCGTTTGATAGGACTACCGTTTTCTTCCCACGCTTCCCTTCGCGTTGACGACGGGCCTATCTTCACGGGCGGCAAGCAGGGCGACGCTTACCTAAATGTTATTAACCTTGCCCGCGCACGGATGGTTAGCGCCGAGAAACAGTTTCATGAGTCCAATGACTGGCGGTTAAATCTCAACCAGTTAAAGGTGATCAACAATGCATTAGCTAGGTACAAGGACGTCCACGACAAGATGGACTTTGTTGACATGATTGAGCAGTTCATAGCTGGAAACGAAGGACCTGATCTTGATCTTTTGATTGTTGACGAGGCACAGGACTTAGTCCCATTGCAGTGGCGTATGGTAAAAGAGATCCTAGTACCGAGAGCCAAGCGCGTGTATTACGCTGGCGATGATGATCAATGCATCTATTCTTGGATGGGTGTTAGCGTCGAAGAATTTATGAACGCATGTGATGATGTGGTGGTTTTAAATAAATCATACAGACTCCCAAGAGAAGTGTATAACGTCGCGCAACATCTTGTAAAACGTATAGGAATTCGCCAACAAAAAGTCTGGGCACCCAACGATCATGATGGAAGTGTTGAGTACCATTATGATATCATGGACTTGGATCTACGTACTGGTGAGTGGTTGATACTTGGACGAACAAACTTTATCGTTAACAAGATTGCAAAAGACCTCAGAGATCAGGGCTACCTGTTCTGGCGTGAGGGCACCGGATGGTCCATTTCCCCGAACACATTAAAGGCGTTGGAGGTATGGTTACGGCTATGCAGAGGAGAGACATTTACATCCGAGGAAGTAAAAGAGTTTGGCAAGTTTTTGAGAACGGAGAATATAACCCGGGCTGGGAAAAAACTTTTGAACAACTTAGACCCCGAAGAAGTTTATACTCTCGACGACATTATCGAGAAGTGCAATTTACTCGTTACCAAAGAGACACACTGGTCGGACGTAATCAAGGTGTCGGAGAAGGAAGTTCTTTACATATCCTCGGTTCGTCGGAGTGGGGAGAGGATACTTGGGGATGCGAAGCCGAGGATCCGTCTATCGACGATTCACAAAGCCAAAGGTGGCGAGGCGGATAACGTCGCGCTACTAACCGAAACCAGCAGAGCATGTGCCGAAAGTCCAGATCAGGACTCCGAAGTACGTACCTTCTATGTAGGTGCGACGAGGGCACGACACAACCTACACATCATAGAAAACGGATGGGAAAGATTCAGGATATGAAACGAGCAGAGATACTAGAGACAGCTATTGGTTACGTCACGCAAGACAGGGCGGCGGATCACGGTGATATGGAAGACAACTTTGCTACTATCGCGGCGTACTGGGCTATCCATTTGGGTCACCCTGTAACCGCCGCTGACGTAGGTGTGATGATGAACCTGTTAAAAGTTGCTCGTATTAAAAGCAATGCAGGTCACATAGACAATTATGTAGATGGTAGCGGCTACCTGGCTTGCGCTGGTGAACTTGTATCGAAGCCCGAAAGCAATGCATAATGAGCCATCAGTACAATTTTATAGATCATCCCGATCATCGAGAGGAGTATCCGAAGATGAAGGATAAGAACGACGTAGCAGATGCGGAAGAGATGAAAGAATACTCTATCGCTGGTGTTCGAGAAGACTGGTCTCCGCCTCAGTCATTCCCTGATCTAACGGCGTACCCTCGCATAGCCATTGACTTGGAAACGCGAGACCCGAATCTAATGCGGCTAGGTCCCGGCTGGTGCCGAGACGACGGATACGTCATTGGCTACGCTGTGGCGGCTGGTGATTTCATAGGATACTACCCTGTCAGACATGAGGGTGGTGGCAACTTCCCTGAGTCCAAGGTTGTGAACTGGCTGAAGAAGCAGATGGCTACGCCCAAGATCGAAAAGGTTATGCACAATGCAATGTATGATCTTGGCTGGATGCGGTGGGCAGGGATCGAGGTTCAAGGACCTATTATCGACACTATGATAGCCGCCCCACTTTTGAATGAGAACCGTAGATACTACAACCTGAACTCACTGGCTGGCGAATATCTTGGCGAGTATAAGAACGAGCGTCTGTTGAAACAGGCGGCGGACTACTTCGGCGTCAACCCTAAGTCAGAGATGTGGAAGATGCCGTGTAACTTTGTGGGTCCGTATGCCGAGCAGGATGCGGCGGTAACCCTGAAGCTTTGGGACAGGCTACGTCAAGACATGGTAGCTGATAAGGTCACTGGGATCTTCGACCTTGAAGCTGGGTTACTTCGCCCCCTGTTAGACATGCGTACTAACGGTGTGCGTGTTGACGTAGACAAAGCACAGATCGCGCGCAAGGAATTAAAGAAACGAGAGGCTCAGCTACTTGAAGAAATTAAAGGGGAAACAGGGCACTACATTGAGCCGTGGGTCGCCACATCTATAGCAAAGGCGTTCGATTCCGTTGGGCTGGCGTACAATAGGACAGAGGGCACGGATGCGCCTTCCTTTACAAAACAGTTTCTTTCTAACCACCATCACCCACTGGCGGCAAAGATTGTAAAGCTTCGTGAATTTAACAAAGCCAACACAACATTTATTGAAACCATTCTTGAGCATTCGCATAAAGGTCGTATCCATTGTGAATTTAATCCTCTTCGTTCAGATGATGGCGGCACTGTGACGGGGCGTTTCTCATCGAGCAACCCGAACCTACAACAGATCCCTGCCCGTGATCCAGAGTTAAAGGCTATGATCCGTGGGTTATTTATACCAGAGGAAGGTTGCAAGTGGGGGTCGTTTGACTACGCCTCACAAGAGCCTCGCTGGCTTGCACATTACTGCGCCAGTATAAAGAATCCGCACCCAGCAATCAACGAGGTTGTCGAACTGTATAAGAATGACGACGCAGACTTTCACCAGATGGTAGCAGATCTTGCGGGCATCACTCGTAAGGAAGCTAAGACTGTCAACCTTGGTATTATGTATGGTATGGGCAGGAAGAAGCTTGCTGGTGTCATGGACATAACCGAGGAAGAAGCAAAGGCACTGCTTGCCAATTACCACGAGAAGGTTCCGTTCGTTAAGGGCATTGCTGACATGGCTGCGAAACAAGCAGAGAAGTTCGGTCACATACGCACTATTCTTGGCCGCAAGTGCCGCTTTGATCTATGGGAACCTAAGTCATATGGATACACCAAGCCACTGCCGCTAGAAGCGGCGGCAAAAGAGTATGGTGGAACAGGTAGAATTCGCCCAGCGTTTACATACAAAGCGCTAAATAAATTGATCCAAGGTTCGAGTGCCGACCAAACAAAGAAGGCGATGGTAGACTGCTACGCCGAGGGGTTGATACCGATGCTGACAGTGCATGATGAACTGTGCTTCAATGTCGAAACCTCAGCGCAAGCCGAGCGGATTGTCGAGATCATGGAGACATGTGTTCCTGAACTGAAGGTTCCGTTCAAGGTTGATGCAGAAATGGGCGACAACTGGGGCGAGGTCGGATAAAACTTCGTCTCTCGTCGAGGTGAAGGTACTACCACACGTCGAGTCTAAACGAACTCGACGTGAGGCCGTATTATTATTTAATGATTTCAGTCAGTTGCAAGTAACAGCATCCGGTTAACCAAGCGCCTTGCGCGGTTAGGTACCTGTGTGTACCACCTCGAATCGACCATTTCCTCGCTGGCACGTTTGAAATCACGGGCATCGACTGCCGCTTTCATGCCTTTGAACTTTGACAAACGAGGCCGACCCATATTGAACATCATGTTGGCAATGATATGCTGGCACTCTTCTGGCAGTTCGTCGAAATCATCATACAAAACTTTGCACTCGTCAATCGTGATTGCCATGTCAAGCTTGAATAGCTGATTGACACGATCTTGCTCGACCACTGTACCCACAGGTTTGCCATACTCTGGCTCACCTTCGAGGATCAAGTGACCTATGCCCGTTGTTTCCAGACCTAAATGGTCTAAATAAATTTCGTATTTACAGCCTTCATCTTCGGCTATCTCTTTACGTAATACATCTATGTTCATTATGGATTCCTTTGAGCAATCACTAGATTCTTTAATGTATCAACGGGGTTTCCG